TTCTTAAACGCTTAATTGAAGAAGACAAACTTTTATTAAATGATGAAAGAATAATTGCTGAACTTACAGCGTTTGTGTCAAAGTCGAACACTTTTAAAGCCGAAGATGGTCACCATGACGATTTAGTGATGTCTTTAGTGTTTTTTGCATGGTTAACTAGACAAGATTATTTTGCAGATTTAATTGAACAAGGTAAATTTAATTACGAAGAAGGATCAAATCCAGAAGATGATAACATATTAATATCACCACAACAAAAAAATGAAGATGATGGTGAAGAATTTGTGCAAGGCGGTGTAATTTGGTACCCAGCATAAAATGCTAAATATTTTGACAGAATAAGGAATCTAAATGCCATCATTAAGCTCATTTCTCAGCACCAACCAGTATACTAAAGAAAGTACAACTGTAACTCTTTTAGCAGGCATGCAGCTAGGGACAGGTTATGCCGGTATAACATTTAACGGTGTTTCTGGTGCTGCAGGCAATGATCCAGGTGGTTTGTTTGGATGGCTAATTTATTCCAGACGATATAAGTATACCCCCCAAAAGGGAACTACAGGCGATACTTATATTGTATACACTAATCCTCAAGATTTAGCAGGAGATTTAAATAAACTTTCTGACATACCTAGTTTTATGGTAAGTGCACCAAATTCAGGTGGTACATATGGAATGTTTGAAAAGGGCAGTGTTGTTCAAAATGTTACACGTGTATCTCCCAGAACTGTTGGTAATGACTTTTTACATGCAATTAATTATTTGGCATATGGTGGAACATTAGTTGTTACAGGTGGACCTACTGGATTTACCAAATATCAAACTGATACAAATAAAAAATTAGATGTTATTATTGGTCAAGAAGCAACCAGTAATTTAGTTCAATGGTTAATTTCTCAAAATTATTCTACTGGGATTTTCCCATCCGTAGCTGATTCATTAGGTAGTACTGGTAATGGTTTGACTATGGCTGATTATGTATCTTTGTCTGGCAACTGCACTGGAGCAATAGCAGATAGAATATTTAATGTGTATGGTATTAAAACCGTTGCTGACTTAGATACCACATCTTTAGTTAATGGAAGTAAAATTACTTACAACATTCCTGCAGTAGGTGATGTAGGTGGATTCTTTGCTAGATCTAAAAATAGAAATCAGCTATATTTAACTGTTGCTGGCATAAATCTTGCAAAAGTATTAAATGGAAATATAAGCAATGCCATTGAATGGAGTAGCAGTTTAAAAGAATCATTAAAAACAAGTCGTTTAAATTTCTTTGTAAACAATCAAAGTGCTCCTAATTTCTTAGGAGCAGATTTGGTTGGTGTAACAGCGAATGCGACAATTATAGCTGAAGACAGAATTGGTGTATCTAAACTTAAATCTGCAATATATCAAGATTTAACAAATATTGGTATGAAATATTTGTTCCAACCCAACGATACACAAACAAGAACATATGTAACCTCTGAAATAAGAACAGCTCTTAGCAGATATAGTCAATTTTTGTTTACAGCAGCTACACAAATTACATGCGATAGTACAAACAATACTGATTTTAATACATCACTTAATATGTCCGTTGTTGTTCAACCAATTTTGAGCTTGGATAGTTTTGAAGTATCACTAACTGTTGTAACACAATAATGGCAAACAGAAACTCCATAATTAATTTTAAAAACGGGTTTAATGGAGGAACTCGTGCAAACCGTTTTGTTGTTGTTCCTTCATGGCCGACAAAGGTTCCCTATACCCAATCCGATGCTACATTTAAAATGGTATCGGCATCTCTACCGGGAACTCAAATAAATACAATTCCGGTTCCTTATCGCGGTAGAATGTTATTGTTGCCCGGAGATCGACAGTACAGCACATGGGCAGTTGGTATATACGATGATAATAATAGCCAAAATCTGTGGAAATCGATGCACACATGGTCAGAATTAATGGATGGACATTACAACCATTTAGTAGATTCTAATGATTTTAATTATGATACTTTACAAAAAACATGGATTGTAAAACAATTAGATGCAAATGGTGGTTTGTTAAAAACAATAACACTATATAAATGTTGGCCATCAGTTGTAGGTGAAGTGGAATTAAACATGGGAGATGCAGGATTTAGTTCTTTTAGTACTACTTTAACTTTTGATTACTTAAAAATAGAAGACAATTATAATAATTAAAATGCTTATTAATGATTTTAAAAACAATTTCTTTGGTGGAAATCGAAAAAACCGTTTTCGTATTACGGGTAGTTTTCCAACGGGTGGTGGGTTTACCGATTATCATGTTCGCGCTACAACAATTCCAAATTCAGCAGTAAAAACAATTAGTTACCAACACTTTGGAAGATGGTACCACTATCCCGGAGAAAGAGATTATGGTACATGGTCTTTCAATGTTTGGGATGATACTGGTAGTAACAACATTTGGGGTCGAATCCAAAAATGGCAAGATTTTATTAATAACCATGACACCAATGTTAGTACGATAGATCCAGATGATTATAAAGCATATAACTGGAAAATTCAACATTTAGATATAAATGGTAATCAAAATCCACAAAAAGAATGGATTTTGAATGGTTGTTGGCCTACCGGAATTCAACCGATTCCACTTAATATGGGTAATCCAAATACGTTAAATAGTTTTAACGTTATTATTGCGTTTGATTATATTGAAATTAGTGATATTACAAAAGATTAACAAGGTGAAACATGGAACTACCGCTATTAGGATTTTATTTTGGTAAGAAAAAGGACGAGAACAAGAAAAGCCTACAACAGGCTAGCCCTGTCCAGGCTATAACTGCACCAGAAGTTTACGATGGTACGGTTACAATTGAAGCTGGTGGGTTTTTTGGTACAGCTCTCGACTATGCCGCATCTACACGCGATGAAACTCAATCAATTATCATGTACAGAAATATGTCTGTATATCCGGAATTAGATAATGCGATTGATGAAATTGTAAATGCTTCGATAGTTCAGGGAACCGATCATAAACCAGTCAAGTTAGATTTAACACACTGCCCAGTTTCTGATCAAATCAAAACAAAAATATATAAAGAATTTGATACAATCTTACATCTATTAGATTTTAATCATAAATCATATGAAATTTTTAGAAGATGGTATATTGATTCTAAGATTTATTATAATTTAGTTATTGATAAAGAACTACCAAATGAAGGTATCAAAGACATCATACCAATTGATCCTCTAAAGATTAAAAAAGTTCGTAAGGTACATAAAGAAGTTGATAAATCTGCAAAAAATCAAATGGTATCTATCATTAAAGATATCGAAGAATATTACATTTATACAAATACAGATAAAGAATCTTATGTACTTACTGGTCCTCAAGGTCTTCATTTATCATTAGACAGTGTTGTTTATGTTCCGTCTGGCTTGGTTGATTTAAATAGCAAACGTGTTTTAGGTTATTTGCATAAAGCAATTCGTCCACTAAACATGTTGCGTCAAATGGAAGATGCATTGTTGGTTTATAGAATTGCTCGTGCCCCAGAACGTCGTATTTTTTACGTGGATGTTGGTCAGTTACCAAAACAAAAAGCTGAACAATACATGCGTGATATGATGAGTCGTTTCCGTACACGCCTCACATATAACCAAGATACTGGTGAAGTACGAGATGAGCGTAAGCACATGTCGGTATTGGAAGATTACTGGTTACCTCGTCGTGAAGGTTCACGTGGTACAGAAATTACTACTCTTCCTGGTGCCCAATCTCTTTCACAAATTGAAGATGCAGAATATTTCAAAAAGAAACTATATGGTTGCTTGAACGTTCCAATGAGCCGTTTACAGCCAGAGACAAATAGTTTCAACATGGGTAGATCCACAGAAATATCCCGTGAAGAAATTAAATTTTATAAGTTTATTGATCGTCTTCGTTTTCAATTCTCAAGACTATTCCTTGATACATTAAGAGTACAGTTGTTACTTAAAGGTGTAATGACAGATGAAGACTGGCGTCATTTAAAGAATGACATCAATGTTATTTTTACTACTGACAACTATTTCTGGGATCTAAAAGAAGCAGAAATTCTTGCAGAACGTGTTAAAATGTTGTCGTATGTTGAACCATATGTTGGTAAATATTTCTCAACAGAATACATTAAACGAAATATATTGCGTTACACTCCTGAAGAACTCAAAGGTCTTGAGAAAGAAATGGCAATTGATCGTCAACGTATTGCACAAGAACAGGCTGCGATGGCTGCACAACAGGCAGCACAGGGCATGTCAGCCGAGGACGCAGGACAACAACAATGATACCTACCACAAAATTATTATTAAAACACGGAGTTAAAAGTTTATTAGCCGAAAACAATAATTTTTTTAAACAAAACATTATTCAAACTTTGGCTCTAAAATTAGATAAAACCGTAAAAGATTCCAAAAATTTAGTAGAACGTAAGTTGTTTATTAGGGATACAAATACTGAAAACACCAAAGAACTCAAAGAATTTATAGACTTTATTAATGATTTTAAAGGTGGAGTTTATAACTTTAAAAATGGTTCAAGTATAAATATTACTGAATCTGAAATCCATAGTTTGAAACAATTGTTTGAATCTTTGAATCCACGAAACAGACAAAAAATGATTTCAGAAATATTTGAAGATGGAATCAAATTCAAAGAGCACATCAATTTTTCACAGAAGGTAACGAAACTATTATGAAAAACAACGTTCGGCAAATGCTAAAAAATATCGTAGAAGAAAATGCTGTTGCTTTTAAAGAACAAACTGGCAAAGTTTTGTTTGGAAAAGCTGCTCATCGTTTAGAAGAACAATACAAGAATGTAGCAAAACAGATTTTAAAGCCAAAGACTAAACAATGAAATTAATTACGGAAATAACTGAAGACATCAAGTACATTAAGGAAAATCTCGGAAATGGCGAGAAGACATACTTTATTGAAGGTGTCTTCATGCAATCCGATACCAAAAACCGAAATGGACGTATCTACCCACAAAACACTTTACTCAAAGAGTGCAAACGATATATCACTGAATATGTTGCAAAGGGAAGAGCCATGGGTGAACTTAACCACCCAACTGGTCCTACTGTAAATTTGGATAGAGTTTCGCACATTGTAAAAGAACTTTATGAAGACGGCAAAAACGTCTATGGCAAAGCCAAAGTTCTTGATACTCCAATGGGTAAAATTGTAAAAAATCTCATTGATGAAGGTGCACAACTCGGTGTATCTACTCGTGGTATGGGTTCTTTAAAGTCCAAGAATGGTTACCAAGAAGTTCAAGAAGACTTTATGTTAGCCGCCATTGATATCGTTGCTGATCCATCTGCTCCAAATGCATTTGTAAATGGAATCATGGAAGGTCGCGAATGGATGTTTGTCCATGGTAGTTGGCAAGAAAGAGAACACTCTGCTGCTAAAAAATTAATTCATGAATCTTCAAAAAGAAATTTAAACAAAAACATCGTTAAAGTATTTAACGATTACTTTCGCAAATTATCATGAAATCAACACTCTCAGTTAAAACTCAAAATTACTTGATAGAATCTTTAAATAAAAGAATTACATGTAATTTGGATCGTGAATTTCTAGAAGCCTTTACTTTAACTGAGGCTACTCCTGGTAGCGGAACCGGAACTAGTGGGTCGGGTGGTGGTACTGGAATTACTCCAATAACTAAAGTTTCTCCAACTGGATCTGCTGCTCTTCCAGTTCCCGGAGTTAAAGTTAAAAAAACTGGTATAGGATCAAAGTCTACTTTGTTTGGTGATTCTGGTATTAACATGACTGGTGCGATGGGTATGTATGGGGCAGGCAAAGTATTGGGTGGTCTTGCTGGCGCGGCTAGAGCAACAGGTGGATTGATTGGTAAAATGCTTCCAAGAGCTGTAACTGATTTACCAATAATTGGAACCGCAGCCAAATTTGCAGCTGGATTACCTGGAGATTTAGCAGCAGGTATGTTGAATAATCTTGCTGATTTAAGTGGTGCAAATTACTTTGATGCAAATGTTAAAAAAATGGGTCTCAATCAAGTTGCACTAGCAGCACAAGGAGCTGGAAAACCTTGGGTTCCACTTGAAATTCCACAAAGTGCTTCTGCAGATGAAGAATCTCCAATAGCTAAAGCAATCAAAGCAGCTAAAGAAGCAGAAGAAGCAAAACGGTTATCGGCTCTAGGATATAAATTACCTGGTTACCCGTAAAGTTACTAAATATATAAATAATTTACAAGGATTCCTTTCACATGAAAAACAAGAAAAATAATATGATTTCTGAAGCAGACTCTACCGGTATGGCAACTGGCTACGGACAAAGTGCCGGAGGTGGTGTACGTGATGCACTGGGTGGATCTGATATGATTGCCCAACCAGTTCTCAATGCAATGCCTGCTACCTTTGCTGGTATGGGTAAGCCAGGAGTTCCGGCTACCATGTCAGCCTCCGCTGGTATGCGTGCAGCCCCAACACAATCTTCTGATGAAGATTCAGATGAAGAAGAAATGGAAGAAGGTGGCGAAGACGAACCAGTTGAAACCACTGAAGAAACTAGAGCACAATTCCATGATGCTTTGATGTCTCTCTTAGGCGAAGACGTTCCTGCTTCTTTGGTCAATCAACTTGATGCCATCTTTGAAGCCGCAGTTTCAGACCGCGTAGAAAGAAAAGTAGCATCTATTGTTGAAGAAGTTGATGAAAACGTTAAGAATTATCTTGATACCGTAACCGAATCTCTTGTTGAGAAGGTTGACGACTATCTAGATTACGTTGTTGAAGAATGGATGACAGACAATGCTGTCGCCGTTGAACAAGGCATCAAGACTCAAATTGCTGAAAACTTTATCGGTGGTTTGAAGAATCTCTTTGAGAACCATTACATTGATGTTCCTTCCGAGAAGTACAACGTTCTTGATGAACTCTATGCTCAAAATAGAGACTTGGAAAACAAACTCAATGAATCCGTTAAGTACACCATGGATCTTCGCAAGGAAGTATCACTAACTGAATGCGCTGGCATATTTGTTGCCGAAACCCGCGATTTGGCTGATACTCAAATTTCTAAGCTTCAAAATTTAATGGAAAACGTAAACTTCACCACACCAGAAGAATATCGCGAAAAGCTCGTTGCTATTCGTGAGAATTACATGAATCATCGCCCAGCTCCAGTCCGTCAAACTGATCCTGAGCAAACATTCTCGGTCGTAAAACAAGCTCCAACAACACTAGTCGAAAGCTACGTTGGCGCATTAGGTAGACTTAACAAAAGAGTCTAATATTTCACTTTACTAAATAATTTAACTCATTAGGAGAATTAACTACTATGCAATTTCAAGAAAACACACCGTATGATATTTTAACAGAAAAATGGAATCCAGTCCTCAATCACGAGGCTCTTCCTGCTATCAAGGATGATTATCGTAAAAAGGTTACTGCTGTTCTTTTAGAGAACCAAGAGCAGGCCGTTCGTCAACAACACCTCTATGAAGATATGGGTGGTGGTAATAACCTTGGTGGTCCATCCACCTCAACTGGTTATAACACCGGTCAAGTTTCCGGTTACGACCCAGTACTCATTTCATTGATTCGTCGTGCTATGCCGAATCTAATGGCATATGATATCTGTGGCGTTCAACCAATGACCGCTCCAACAGGCCTAATTTTTGCCATGCGCTCTAATTACGGTTTCTCTGGTGCAGCCGGTTCTTATAGTAATCCTGCTTATACTGAAGCTAATTTCCAAGAGCCACAACCATCATTCGGTGGTTGCGGTTGGACCCTCGGTGCATTTGGTGGTCTTACTGCTGGTTGGGGTAACTCTGCTGGTTGGAACTTTACTTCAGGTGTAACTTCAACAGCTGCTCAACTTGGTCAACTACGTGGTATCCTAACCAACTATGGTGAAGGTATCGGTAGCGCAGCTGGAGCGGGTGGTGCAGCTTATGCATCTTGGAATCAAATGAACTTCAGCATTGACCGTGTTGCAGTACAAGCCAAGACTCGTGCACTAAGCAGTAATTACACAGTTGAACTTGCTCAAGACCTCAAGGCCGTTCACGGACTTGATGCCGAAGCAGAACTAGCCAATCTACTCAGCACCGAAATTCTTGCCGAAATCAACCGTGAAATCGTCAAGACCATCTACTACGTTGCTAAGACTGGTTCGCAGCAAAATGATCTTGTAACAAGAGGTGTTTACGATCTAGATCAAGATTCTGATGGTCGTTGGTCGGCAGAACGTTTCCGTGGTCTCAGTTTCCAAATCGAACGCGAATGCAATGCAATCGCTAAGGAAACCCGCCGTGGTAAGGGTAACTTCATCATCTGTGACAGCGATACTGCTGCTGCTCTAGCCATGTCTGGCTTTATGAGTCTCAGTCCTGGTATTGCTCCACAAATGAGTGCTGATGATACTCAAAGCACCTTTGCTGGTGTTCTGAGTGGTAAGATCCGCGTCTATATCGATCCATATTCACCACTAGGCTATAACTTCTTTGTTACTGGTTATAAGGGTGAATCGCCATATGATGCTGGTCTGTTCTACTGCCCATACGTTCCGCTACAAATGGTGCGTGCAGTTGATCCTAACACTTTCCAACCACGTATTGCATTCAAGACTCGTTATGGTGTAGTTGCTAATCCATTCGTTATTAACAACACAACCAAGATTCCTGACGGCGATAACTTGACTTCTGGGTTGAACCAATACTACCGCTTGACTAGCGTTACCCATCTACATGGTAACACCATCTAATCAAACGGACGGTAAGTAATTAAAATTTCGAGACCTCCCCAGAAATGGGGAGGTCTTTGTTTTTAAATAAATAATAATATGAGCTGCACAACAAATTTAAATCCACTATATAATAGTTACTTTAATTTATTTTTTGGAAGAGGAACTAAACAATTTGAATTAAATTGCCAAAAAGCAAATTTACCAGGTTGTACAATTCCAGAAGTAAATCAACCAACTACGTTAGGTACAACAATTCCTATTCCAACAATGCAGTTCAACTACGAAACTTTGAATGTAGAATTTATAGTTGATTCAAATTTAGAAAATTGGCAAAGCATTTATTCTTGGATGAGAAATTTAGCAAATATAGAAAACGATACTGACTATAATGCTGATTACCAAGATTGGCATCATGAAGCAAATTTAATCATCTATAGTGCTTCTACTAATTGCCCAGTAACAAAAGTAAGATTTAATTATATTGTTCCCAGTAAACTAAGTGGGTTGGTTTTTCAATCCGATAGTTCGGATGCAATCATACAAAAAGCAACATGCCAGTTTAAATTTGCTTATTATGATTTCTGCCCAGATGTACCAGAAAATTTGAATAATATGCTTTAAATATAATCTTCTGGATTATCGGACCAGCTTTCAGCTGAATTTGGGCTGCTCTCTGGATTAAATGGTAGCTTTTTAGTTTCAGGATTCATTGTACGGCGTTTTACAGGCTTAGGTGGCTTCGGAGACTCCTCAACCAATAGATCCTCTACAGTGGGTTCCTGCTGCTCAGATTCTTCTATTTCTTCTAATTCTTCATCCAATATGACCTCTGACCCCTCAAAACTGTCAATCATGTCATTTACAAAATTTACAAAATCTTCATTATTAAAAAGCTCATTTAGCATCATAAGTCCAGCCTGTGGGTTAGATACACCATCACCAGATGTACTGGTTCTAACTGATTCTGGATCTGTTTTCATGGCTTCGGAAAATGTTTCATACATTACTAGCATATCTGAAATTGGATCACCAATAAACATGATTGCATTTTTATTTAAAACAATTTCACTATTTTTTACACTTGCTGCATAATTTGTTAATTTAACATATTCAATTATCAATCCATTTTCATCTTTTGAATATGCTGTTTCAACTTTTGCAGGAAGTATCATTGAAATATGGTTTGTACAAACATCTTGAACTATTCCTAATAGTTCTTCGCCATTCATAAGCTTTACAACTCTTACCATACCATTACAGGGAGTTTCTTGTGCTTCGTCAGACATAGTAACCCTCCTAATTTATTTATCATCGGTAGGTAGTGGTAGTGACATTATTCTATAATCAAACTTTTCTTTTTTATAAATTTTGATTCGTTCTTCAAAATGCCTGTAAACATGGTTCTTGTATGACTTGTAACAAAGGTCATCAACGATATCATAAACTTTCAAAGTTTTCTTTTTAGAAGATACTCGTAAACCTCTACCAATGCTCTGTAGTAAACGAATTACAGATTTAGTAGGAGAGGCGAGTATAAGATTATCAATGTTGACAATGTTAATCCCAGTACTAGTAGTACCGTAACTCGCAACCAATATGGCATTAG